TAATGTCCATTATAAGTATTGGAAACATACTCTTCAATATCTTTTAGAATTTCTTCTTCATGATATTTGTATTGATGATTTCTCTGTGGTTCGTAATCCATTTTATCTAATTGTTCTTGGTGAAACTGTTGTGTCCACCCATCATTATATGATGAGTTAGCATTCGTAAAATGGTGCATGTACATTTCATCTATATCTGAATTAAATGTAATATCACCACCTGATTCAGCACTAATGTCCGCACTGACGTACATGTCTTCATAATCAAGTCCATCATTTTCAGCAGCAGTATTACCTGCTCCAATAGTAATATCCTCGTTATTCCATCTTCCTTTTGATTTATCCATAATTGGGTAATCCTCTTCGAATGTTCCATTTAAAATTGAGGCCGCTAGGCTCCATGCATTAACCATAACAAAACAAGAAATTTTTTACTAGACTTTCTGATTTATCAGCACCGAATTGACCTTTTAAAAATCCTGATACAGGATCAAGTTTAGTCATGTAGGTATCAAAGTCTTTATAACTACTAATTTCATATCCACTGGGCTTCTCTAATTCTACCATATCTTTGTACTTAGTCAAGTATTTTTTGAACATATCTAGATGTTCATCTACCTCAGACATGGTGCACTTAGCAATGTATATGTTCTTTGAAAAATGATTACCAATCTCAAAGAATCTATAGTCTCCTTCATATACAGGTAAACCCTCTACAGAGAAGGAATAGTTTTCTACAGGATGTTGAAAGTCAAAAACTATAATGACTTTCTTATCAGTAAATCCCATAAGATCCATACCAAAACAGGGAAGGTTACTTCCAGTCTTAGGATAGATGATGTTGTTGTAGATACAAGATACTTCATTCCAGATTTCTACCTCCCTTGATTTAATAAAGTATGGATGTGTGTATAGTTGAGCAACTAGTTTAGTTTTCTTGCCTTCCCAATTGGCCCATTGGAGATCCCTTTCCATATCTGGAAAGGAATCGAATAGGGCATCTTTATAATTTTTCCACAGATTCATTAGGTGTTTCTTCTCCATTGAAATCAACATTAGCATCTACCTTATCATATAACTCTAAGAAAGATTGCTTTGTTTCGTCATCGAATCTATTTACACATACCTCGATTGCTTTCTCTTTCTTACCAAAGATAGCATATGCACGAACAATATGCACTAGACGACGTGTGCTAATAACCTCTTCAACACCACCATCATAAAATGTTTTACGGATGATGTCTGCCCAATCTACAAGTCTCTTAAAGAAATCTGTATCATCAACACCAAGAGTTGAAGCAACATTCTGAAGAATCTTTTCTTCTGACTTTATTGCAGGGTAGGATTGCTCGAAGGTGACTGGGAATCTTTCGAGGAAGGCTTCATTGAGCACGTTAGTTCCAATAAATCTTCCGTCGTCAGAACCCTTACCTTTAGTATTTGCGGTGGCGAATATGTTGAAACCTCTGGCGGGTCTAACAAATCGGCCAATTTTCTTAAGGAATACTCCATTTCCTTCAAGGATTGACTGAAGGCAGAGGATCTTGTTTGAGGCAAGGTCGATCTCGTCAAGGAGCAAGATTGCTCCCCTATTGAGAGCTTGTATGACTGGGCCATCATGCCAGACGGTTGCACCGTTAACAAGACGGAAGCCGCCAATGAGATCATCTTCATCTGTTTCTATAGTAATGTTTACACGAATAAGTTCTCTCCCTAATTGAGCACATGCTTGCTCAACTGAAAATGTTTTACCATTACCTGAGAGTCCAGTAATGAATGTAGGATAAAAGATTTTAGATTTAACAATTCTTTTAACGTCTGCAAAAGAACCGAATGGTACAAAAGTTTTATCTACCTCTGGTATTAGATTCTCAACAGTAACTGCAGGTGCTGCAAAAGCATTCTCGATATTCTCTACTGCTTTAGTTGTAACTTCAAGATTCCACTTACCTTTTGCTACTTTATATTTTTTTATCTTCTTAGTAACTGTAGAGTATCCAATATCATTCATTGCACAGAATGCTCTAATTTCTGCAGTAGTGAACTCAGTACCATAAGCACCTCTTAGTCCGTCTACTACTTGATCTTCAGTCATTTTTATTTCAAAAGCCATGATGTAATTGTGTTTTATTTATATACGTATTATAGCAATAATACAGGTCAATGGTATGGTTTGTGGCCACTTATTGAACTGGCCTTATGCGACCAATTCAATAAACTCTCCTAAGATTTTTTTGTTCATCTTTTTAGCCCTGAGAGACTTGGTAAATGCTTTCTTTATATCTGCTTTAGAATCAGACTTAGGTTCAAAATCAGAATCAGAATTTAAACTAGTTGATGATAATCCAAAGTACTTATGATAACCATCTAATGATAATCCGAAAGCCTTTTCTTTCTTCCATCTTTTCATTATCTGCTCAACTTTATCACTATCATATCCAATGTGTTGTCTAATAAAATAACCTGCATCTCTACCATCTAAAAGACGAATACCAATTAGGTTTATAGAAGGGAATGAGTGTCTAAGATCTTCAAGTAAGATATCAGTTAATCCACAGTAACCATGTGCTCTACTGCAATCATATGTTCTACCAGTTTTACGATTACGTAAGACAGAATTAGATCCTATGTTATTTGTTCCTAGATATGGTTCTTCTTCCCAATGTCTTTTAACTTCTTTATTATATCTTAGAGGATGTCCTTCACCATCAGTTAGAATCACACACTGCACTTTCTCTACTTTATTTTCCTTCTGGAATTTTGGAAGGATTTGATGAAGTGCACAGATAGTTTCATTTAATGGAGTACCTGATAGACTCATTCCAAGAGGATGTCTATAAACACACCATCTACGATTATCAAAAGCCATTGCAGTACGGAATACATTTCTCATCTGTCTTTCTAAATGCTTTCCTCTAACTCTACTGGTTAGAAGATTCATCAAAGAAAATGTCTCTTCAATGTATGCTTGGCCTGGTTTCCTATCAACTGCAACATCATTACAAATCATTGTTCTAGGAAAACAATTTGTAAATGCATAAACTTCAAAAGGAATCTTAACTTTATTACAAAACCATATTAGATTGAATAATTGTTTGATTGTATCCAAAAGGTAAGGACTCATTGAACCAGACCAATCAAGAATGAATACAAGACCATGATTTTTACCATCAGGAAGAGTTGTAACTTTCTTAAATAAATCTTCATTGAATTTATAAGTATGGAGTTTTGTTGTATTAAGAACACCAGTGCGAGAAGTAGCGGCTCTAGCATATGCTGAAGCAGATTTCTTACACTCAAACTCTTTTACAAGATAGTTAACTTCTCTTTGTGCATCTTTTTTAAACTTAACAAAATCAACATCTGGACTATCAAATAAATTTTTTGGTTTACAGAACATTGAATTTGGATCAAATACATTCTCCTCTTCCCACTTTTGTTGCTGTTCAGCAAAATCTTCTGTAATCATTTTATCGAGAACATCGTTAGGGATGATAAGATTCTCTAACTTCATTTTTGGTATCTCAAAATATTCAGTCTCACTAGACTCAAGACTGTTAAGTTCTCTAATAGAATTTTCAAAAGACTCCATAGTCTTTACTTGTGGATTTGGATCGTTCTCTGCTCCACCTTGTGGTGCTGTTTGAACTGTTTGACCCTGAGTAGTTTGATCGTTACTCTCCTTACTAGAATCTGTTTGATCATCTTCAATATCTTCTTCTAGATCAGAGGAATCTGTATTGTCCATGTGATTATTACCACCACCGATCTGATTTGTATTTGTTTTTTCTAGTTGTTCATTTAATTTTTGAAGTTGTTCCCTTTCTGCTTTACAGTAATCAAAAAGAATTTGAGATGCTTTTAATGCATCATCAAATGTTTCTGTACTATGAATCAAAGAACGAATTCCTCTTTCTTCTTCTGTAAAATAAACATCATTCCAGTGACCAACCTTAGCATCAATATTGATTCTATCAGCAAGATTCATTTCATCTATATCTTCATCTGCTAAGTTAAAGAAATCATCATCACTAAGTTCATTATAGCCTGTAAAGAATGTTTTAGTAAGACCTGCATATCTTCTCTTCATTAACTTCTCAATTCTTACATCCTCACATACATTCACATACTGTTGAGGTATCTTGTACTCTTTCCACCACTCCTGATCAGGTGTGTAAAGTGCATGACCTACCTCATGTGCTACCAATGCATCATAAACATTATTACTTGCTTTCTCCCACTGAGGAAGAGTTAATACACGATTGTGTACGTCAAATTGTGCTGTTTCTACTTTCTTATTTTCAACAATCAAGTCTTCTGTTGCAAGAAGTTTAGCAAGTTGGGATTTTATTTCGTGATTGATCTGCATGTGTTTCTTTGATTATGTACACATTATAAGACGAAACCCGCCTGTTGTGGCGGGTTAGTAGACACTTTTTCAAGTGGCTCCTTCTGGCCCTAGCACTGCGTAAGGCCTGTGGTTTTAGTGTTCGTTTTTTCTCCTTCTTGGAGTGATGTTGCCAGTTAGGTACTTTCATTTTCTTTTTTCCTGTGAGTGTTGTTGAGGTTCCAAATAAATTCAACCAATGGACTTTCCGAAAATTTCATAAATTCATAATTATCTTTATCGAGGCAATGTCCACCCCAGCCAAAGCTACCATCCCATCCTGGAACTTGGGTGTGTGATGTGCCAATTCTTGGATCGGCACCTGATAAAGCACGAAATTCGTCAAAGGAAGACTCACAGCCCATCCTCTTATGTATTTCATATAGCTCGTTGAAGTAAGAAACCTTCATACCTAAGAAGAAGTTTTCTGAATATTTTACCAATGCTGCTGTCTTAATATCAGTTATATGAGTGTTCCAACTTTCAAGATGGTTTAATCGTGTAACAAATAATGCAGTGACCATTCTAGCAGCTGTAAGATCACCACCAACAATACAGAATGTTTGTTTCTGAAACTTCTCAATATTATTATTTGAACTAAGATATTCTGGACTATGAAGAACTTTTATATTGGTATATTCTTTCTCTGCCCACCCATAAAACTCAGGTGTAGAAGTTGACTTACAGCACACGGGAGTAGCACCTCCAATATGAGTATCTAATTCACTTAAGACTTGATTAAGAACTGTTGTATTATCTCCTTTTGGTGTATCAACACAAACAAATACAGCCATAAAATTATAGTCTGCAAAATCCGATATCTTATTATCATTAAATTTAGGATCAATAATTATTTTCTCACGATCCTTGAATATAGATGCCACGGCAGAACCAACATAACCATGGCCAACAATCATTACTCTCATACTATTCTACTGAATCCTTTTACTTTATCAAATTTAATTACATTATCAAACTTATCATGTAAATCTGATTTATGTGATATAACAAAGATGTTTGCATCTTTAATTACAAACCTTATAATTTTTAAAAATTCTTCTGTTCCAAATCCATCAAGAGATGAATCAAATACTTCATCCATTATTAATAGATTTGTATTTACTGAGTTTTTTATTCTAGCAACTTCTCTCCATGTAAAGAGTAATGCTAGATCAATCCTCATCTTCTCTCCTTCACTAAAAGAAGCATATGAAAAATCTTCATGAATAGGTGACTTGACCGTTTCATTAAATTCTTCATCCAGATGAAAGTTGATATAAAAATCCATCAACTGTAAATAACGATTTACCTGTTGATTGATTACTGGAATGTATTTTTTAATTATTTTAGTTTTGACTCCATCATCTTTTAGAAGAGAATATGCGAAGTCATAATGATTTAATTGGTCTCGTTGATCAGAGAGTTCATCTATGGTGTCTTTGAGATTTTTTTTAAACTCTGCTAGTTTCTCATGTTCAGTATTTCTGTTCTGTAGTTGATCGGTAATTGTTTGAATTTCAGATTCCAGATCTCTGATCTGTCGTTGGAATCCAGAAATCTTTGTATTGTTTTGAGAAATGCCATTGTTGAGTTCAGTAATCTCCTGTGATAATTGGGTGAATTGACGTTCTCGCTCCTCTTCCTTTTGAATTGCATCTTCGAGTTCTTTATACCCAGATTGCAACTCCTTTGCTTTATTTTGAACGTCGTCAATTTTATTTAACCTAAATGATTCTTCTATAGATTGAGTACAGGTAGGACAAACCGTATTATCACTGAAAAACTTATGTTCTTTTGTAATAGTTGTTACCTTGTTAGATAATTTACCTTTAAGTGTGTTTAATTTCTTTAACTTTTTACTTGCTCCTGTTACGTTTTCCTGTTCTTTTATAAGTTTAGATACATCAAGTGTTTTAATTTCATTACTTTCTAAAAGAGTGTCTACTTCTAATCCATATTCTTTAATTTTTTTATTACTTGCCTTTATTCCTGTCTGACGTTGAGCATCAAGTTCGGCCATAAAGTTCTTTTGCATGACCATTTTATCTTGAATATTGTCTTTACGCAAAGTAAGAGTTTTTAATCCCTCTCTTTGAACACGCATCTTCTCTCTCATAAGAGAATTCATGGTAGAAAATATACGAATATCAAGTAAGTCTTCAATAACCTCTCTACGATTACTTCCTGTTAACTGCATAAAGGGAACAAATGTACTACTACCCAGTATGACGATTTGTGTGAATGATTTATAATTTACCTTTAGGATATTTTCTTCTAATATTTTTTGATTACTTCTATCATCAGCCTGTCTATGGAGTGCTTCTCCATTAACTTCTATATCAAATATATTTGGTTTGATACCACGACGAACCAAATAATCTCTACTGTTCACAGAAAACTCTACTTCTACCAAAGTATCTTTTTCATTAGTAGTATTAATCAGTTGTGATTTATTAATTTTACGAAATGGTTTATTAAACAAAGCAAAGGTTAAGGCATCCAACATAGTGGATTTACCAGAACCATTTGTTCCTATAACCAAATTAGTATTGTATTCTTGGAAATTTATATCAGTCCAGTGTTGTCCAGAACTTAGAAAATTTCTATACTTTAAGTTCTTAAACGTTATCATTATTAGGTGGAATCACAATATCATCAGGTGTAATTACTGCATATTTGTAATTATACATCTTACACGTCTTTAATGCAAGTTCATCTTCAACTTCTATAATATCCATCTGACGTTTAGAATCTTGCTCATTAATCATCATAGCATATCTTTCAGCATCATCCTCTTGCTCAAACAAAAACAAGACCTTATCGCCATACTCATCTGGAACAGCATAAGCACCTTCAGTTTGTTTATCTTTCATTGTGAGCAACCACATTACTCTACCTCGCAAGCTTGTCTATAAAGATTCTGGAAAATATCTTTAATGATATTCTTATCATATTCAAATTCAGATTCATCAATATAACGACTTAAGATAGAAAGAGTATTCTCATCCTCATCAACATCAAAGTCTGCACTTTCTTGAATATCAAAATTCTCAACAATTTTTAAGTCTTGCACCCCGACCTGGTACAACTTATCAATAAATTTTTCAAAGTCTTTTACACTGGATTTATGACGAACAATTACTTTTACGATTTTGTTCTCATATTTTCTAGCATCAAATAACTTATAGTTAGTATCTTCGTAGTAGATATTATAAAATAATTTATAAGGATTATTAATTGGTGTATGAGTGAGGGTCTCCGTATCAAATATATGAAATCCTCTAGGATCATTTACATCATTCCAGAACATCTCATATGGATTACCTAGATAAAAAATCTTTCCATCATTAGAACGTGTATGGAAATGTCCAGAGAATACCTTTTTAAACTTATTGAATATATCAACATCCATACCATTTTCCATCAGATGTCCACGAGTAGCCTTGAATCCATTTAGTTCAAGATGACCCATTGCAACCTCTGCATCGGTACTTTCTATCATCTCTTTTGTATGTTGATAGTTTTCAGAATTAATCCAAGGTAACATTAATATTTTTCTTTTGTCTATTTCTATCTCGCATGCTTGAGTATATACATCTATGTTAGGGTAGTTGCGTAATAACAACTCAGGGGAATTTACATGATTAGTATTCTTATAATAACAATCATGATTACCTATGGTTAGATAAACTTTATATTTACTAAGAGGATCTAATACAACTTTTTTAGACCATTCCAAACTTTGCAGATCAATCGCTTTACGGCTATCAAATATATCACCCATATGAATCACAGTGTCTATCTTATGCTCTTCTAAGGAAGGGAAAAAGATATCACGATAAAACATCTCAAAATAGTCATGAAGGTGCTTAGAACCCTTTCTAGCCCCGTAATGAGTATCTGTTATAATAGCAAGTTTCATTCTTAAGTTGTTTTCTTAGTAAAATATAAGTAAAATAGTATGATACAATAAATGCAACTAACAACTCCCCAAAAGTTTTCCATCACCTATTCCTATACTGTATTTGATCTTTAATAGAGTTATAATCAGAACTACTACCTGTAAGAGCAGTATCATCAACCATCATAACTTCATCAAATCCTGTCTTTTCAATAATCTTTGTTTTAATATCTAATTGTTTTTTCTCTTTTTGTATTCTTCTGAGAAACGCATAATGTATAATCTGCGTAAAGTAAGCAAAAGGATTTTTGGATTTCTCAGGATCAAAGTTATGTATGTACTGAACGCAATTTTCGATTCCATCTGATATCATGTCCTCACGAAACATGTAGTTTACAAAGTTTGGTTTATATGAAAGGTGTGTTGCTATCTTTAAGAAACACTCACCCAAATAATTTGGAATAGGTGGTTTACCATCCCATGGGCCTGACTTAGGAGGATCTTGCTTATGCTTCTTAATAAATTTTTCTCTTGCAATAGCAACTTTACCTCTATAAACAATCATTGCTTCTAGCAACTCTTTGTTGTTTACATAGTGTTCCGTCTTTTTTCTAGGCATTACATCTGTACTCCTTATTACGGTTAGATATATTATAACACAAAGTCAAGCTCTTGACAAGGTGGTCAAAAGTATGTACAATAACCTTTGTAGAGGTTCGAAGGGACAGATTAGCTTTCTTTCGAATCTTTTTTAAGGTTATAGTCAGCCTCTAGTTTTTTTCGGGCATCTTTTACATTTGAAATATAACCCATTTTAGAATCTGGTTTAATTTTTCCTGATGCTTGATATTTTTGTACGGGTTCACCTTTAATTTCTTCATCAATAAAATTATCGTATATAGCAATTAATCTTTCATTTTTACTTTCAGTCATTGTAATGACTTTGCTTAGTCTTATCATATAGATATCTTCATCAGTTAAGTCTAACCAAGGTTTTACTTTAATATATTGACTGCGACCAGAATTATGCATATACATCACTAAAGGATTTTGTAGTACTAATAGAGGATCTTCATCGTCAGCATTCTCTACCATCACAAGAGCAAAAATTTCCTCTCCAGATACCAATTTAATTATAGCGTGAAATTCTTCTTCCATGTAGATTAAATCCATTAATTTTTTAGTGGTATGTTTACTATATCATAATTAAAATTCTCTTCATTGTAGACTTTAATTCTCTCAATCAAATGATTGAGTGTATAGTTTCTACGTGACTTATAACTGATATCATCAGCAATGTCATATAAAGTTGCACTGGTCTTTTTGTTACCTTTCCTTAGAACTCTTCCTATTGACTGAAGATTTCGTATTCTAGATTTGGATGGCGACGCGAAGATGACGTTATATAATCGCTTAATATTAATACCAGTACTAAAAGTCCCATACGACGCAATAATAATTGCATTTTCCTCCCTCTCAGTAATTTCTCTAACTTGCTCTCTTTCTTGAGCATCAACACCACCGTGAACAAAAAAGACTTTTTGATTAGGTGACTTATTTTTATTTATCAATTCGTATAGAGGCAATCCATGACCCTCTACTCTAGCAAAAAGTATAAGTGTATTACCTTTTAAATCTAAAGCAAGATTTTTAATAAAGTTATTTCTACGATTATGAGTAATAATATATTGAACTTCTTCTTCAAAATTTTCAAATTTATTTGGTGGGTGTTTCAATAGAAGCACGTTAATATCCAACGTAGCAACATGACCTTTCTTCATGAGTTCGTCAGTCTTAATAATTTTATAAGAAGGGCCAAATAATCCTTCTAATACCCACTTATGTGTTTGCGTTCCATCAAGAGTTCCTGTAAATCCGTAACGATACTTAGCATTATGAAGTTTAGTCATTATAGATATAAGTGACTTTGATTTAAACTGGTGAGCCTCATCCCCAACCACTACAGAGAATCTCTCAAAATACTTTCTGGGGAGTTTGTAAATTGATTGCCAAGTAGTAATGATCACTTGAGAGTCCGTCTCTCTTTCTTTACCTGCGTATATCTTGTGGCAAAATGAACCTACGTCCCAGCCATAGTCTGCAAAATCTTTATACATCTGTTCTACTAGGGAAGTCGTCGGAACGACTATCAGAGTATTTT